GAACGTGAGATTATCAAAGAGATTGATATTGAATCTCTTGCCTCTGGTGAAGAGTGTTTAGCTTGTGAAGGTTAATTGAAAGGATATTAATTATGGAACTTACTGCTGAGATAGCTAGAGAATTATTAACTTACAATCCTGATACTGGTAAACTCTTCTGGAAAGAAAGACCAGCAAAATATTTTAAAAATCCTAAATGGCATATGAAGTCTTGGAATAATAAATGGGCTGGTAAAGAAGCACTTACAGCCATTACTCGTAGAAAGTCTGGACAGATAGCTAAATTAGATGGGCGGTTATTAAACAAAAAGTATTCTACACATCGTATAGTATGGTTAATATATTATGGTGAGTGGCCTAAAAATCAAATAGACCATATCAATCAAGACCCTACAGATAATAGAATTAAAAATCTTAGGGATGTGACTTGTAGTGAAAATAATAAAAATAGAACATTACAAAATAATAGTACAACTGGTTATGCAGGTGTGAGTTTTTATAAACGACATAAAAAATATCGTGCAGAAATATATATTAATAAAATTAAAAAACATTTAGGATATTATGACACTGTTGAAGAAGCAGCAGCAGCTAGAGCAGTAGCAAATATTAATTACAACTTTCATCCTAATCATGGCAATCATAAAGTAACTGAATGAGAACTAGTATGATTTATAAATGGTATTGTCATCTAAGGAGT